CAAGATTTCCTTTAAATATTTAGAAAGCGAAAGTTTCATGAATAAAAACTTTAAAAGTTTATATTTCAGGGATTACGGTAATACGAATTCAAGTTTTGATTACGACGGCGGCGAATATTCAGTTGAGGTACCGTTTGAAAATTTAATGTTTCAAAAATTCACGGGTACTGAATTACAAGTAGGTTACCATTTAAACGAAACATTCCAAAGCTACGTACCAAAACCTACGTTGCTTTATATGTATGATCAAAAGCCGTGCGCGTTTAAATTTTGGGATGGAACTACGCACGTTTCAGTAACTGAATATATGCCGTTTGGACAGGATGCAATAATACAAGGTGTAAATCATTCTTTAAATTTTAGCGCGGATCAAAGCACGCTTTTAAACATTCCAATTTCAAACAGTTTATTTGCAGAATACTATTTTGGATATTTGACTAATTTATACAATATTAAAAACCGTTTAATTCACGTAAAAACAAATTTACCAATTTCACTTTTGACAAATTTAAACTTAAATGATCGGTTAATTATTCGAGATAAAAGATATGTAATAAACGAAATGAAGTCAAACTTAAGAACCGGAGACGTAGATTTTAGTTTGTATTTAGATTTCAGACCGGTTAACCCGCCGTCAATTAATACGGTTAGTTCGTTAGCAGCGTGTTACGATTATTTAATTAATATCGAAAGAAATTCATTTGCAGATTTAACGAGCAGTTTAGCAGGTGTTACAATAAGCCCAAACCCGTTAACAACAAGTGGATTTGTTACGATATGTTTACCGGCAAACACTACAGGAATAGAACGAACAATTACAATTACCATAACAACAAATAACAGGGACGGTAATACAAGAATTAATTATTTATATATTATTCAGCAAGCATGATAGAATTGATTTTAGAACTTTTAAAAACGAGTGATTTTTACGGTGTTTCTGAAATTGTGGACGTGGCAAAAGGAAAACACGAACTAACAGGAAATGTAAAAAAGATATTTAAACAAGAAATAAGAAAATCCAAATGGCAGAAAAAAGGACGATAGAATTAGAAATTCAAGACAATAGCAAGAGTTTAAAATCGCAATATAAAGAAGCGATTCAGGAACTTCAGAAAGTTAGTCAACAATACGGTGAGACTTCAGTACAAGCGGTAAAAGCCGCAAGGGCGGCAGCGGAATTAAAAGACCAAATAGGGTTTAGTAAAGATTTAGTAGATTCATTTAATCCAGATGCTAAATTTAATTCGTTAACAAAGTCTTTTGGCGGTGTTTTAGATGGATTCCAAGCGTTTGAGGGCGCGTTAGGATTAGTTGGGGTTGAAGGTGAAGCCGTGCAAAAAACTATGCTTAAAGTACAAAGCGCGATGGCTTTATCTCAAGGTTTGCAAGGATTAGGAGAAGCGAGGGATTCATTTAAACAATTAGGTACGGTTGCGGTAAATGCTTTTAAAGGTATTAAAGGAGCAATTGCAGCAACTGGTATTGGTTTATTATTAGTTGCGGTTGGTACTTTGTATGCTTATTGGGACGACATAAAAGAAGCCGTTAGCGGTGTTTCAGATGAACAAACCAAATTAAATAAAAAAACGGAAGCTAATTTAAAAGTTGCGGAAGCAAAAGTAGACAGTTTAAACAAACAGGATAATACTTTAAAACTTCAGGGGAAAACAGAAAAGCAAATATTACAGTATAAAATAACTGAATTAGACACAACAATAAAAATAGCTGAAACAAATTTAACAAATCAAAAAGCTACTAAAAAAGCACAATACGAAGCTGCAAAAGCAAACAAAGATATTTTAATGGGTATAATTAATTTTATTAATAAACCTTTGAAATTTTTACTTGAAACAGTAGATGCAGTTGGAAAAGCAATGGGTGAAAATTTTAATTTAATGTTAGTATTTTCAAAACAAGAAAGCGATTTTGCTAATTTATTTTTTAATCCAGATGCAATAAATACTGAAGGAGATGCAGCAATAAAAGCAGCCGAAGAAAAATTGATTGAAATTAAAAATTCCAGAGATGGTTATCAATTACAAATACAAGCTATTGACCAACAAGCAGCTAAAAGTTCAGTTAACACCGCAAGCGGAGCGGCAAAAGAAATAAAAGATATTGCATTTGATTTAGAAGAAGAACGGATTCGTTTAATGAAAGACGGACAACAAAAAGAATTAGATTCGTTAGCGCTACAATATGCACGTAAAAAAAAGGAAACAGAAAAAGACGAAACAATTTTAGCAAAGGATAAAGAAAAATTATTAAACGGTTTAATAACGGGGCAAAAATCGGACGAAGCATTAATAAATGAAAAATACAGACTGTTAGAAAAAGAAGCCGCAGCAAAAGCGTTGGAAGATAAAATTAAACTTCAGGATGAACAATGGTACGCGCTTCAAAAAATAAAAAATTCACAACAGGAACAAGAACTTTTAGATTTACAAATCGCATACGATAAGGAATATGAATTAGCAGTAAATAATGATATTTTACAAAAGGAATTAACGGACAAATTCAATAAAGATTCAGCGGCAATAAATAAAAAATACGCTGATGAAAAAAAGGCAGCAGATGAAAAAATAGCAGCTGATAAAATAGCAAGCGACGCGGCACAAGATGCAAAAGATTTAGCACGAATACAACAAAAAACGGATTTAGTTTTAAAGTATGCAAAAACATTTTCAGACGTTTACAGCTCTTTAAATAATTTAATGAATGCTTCAGATAATGAAAGATTAAAAGGCGTAAAAAAAGGATCTAAAGAAGAAGAAGCTATTAAGAAACAAATGTTTAAACGTGACAAAAAATTACGTATTGTTCAAACGATAATTGACACGGCTTCAAATGTAGTTACTTCAGTTCGTAACGGTGGTGGTATTCCAACGGGTATTCCGTTCGGTATTGCAGCCGCAGCAATGGGAGGGTTACAAATTGCGGCGATTTCCAAAGCTAAATTTTCAGGTGAAGACGGAGGAGGAGGGGGTGAAAAACCAACGGCGCCTGGTGGATCCATGACCGCGCAATTTAACACGGTTGGAAATAACGGTATTAATCAATTAGCGCAATTACAACAACAACCAACGCAAGCTTACGTAGTTAGCGGTCAAGTAACAAGCCAACAGGCATTAGACAGAAATAGGCAACAGAATTCAAGTTTATAAGTTAAAAAGATATGGAAAAGTTTGAAATAATAGAACTATTAATAGACGAAACAAAAGTAGAAATGGGAATTAATGCCGTTTCAGTTGTTGAAAGTCCTGCGATCGAAGAAAACTTTGTAGCGTTAAATAAACACGAAGTAGAATTAAAAGAGGTCGATAACGAAAAGCGTATTTTAATGGGTGCGGCTTTAATTCCAAACAAACAAATTTACCGACGTGTTAAGGACAAAGAATTTTACATTTTTTTCAGTGAGGACACGGTTAGAAAAGCAAGCGAACTTTTTTTAATGCGATCAAACCAAAACAACGCTACGATCGAACATGAAAAAAAAATGCTCGAGGGAATGTCAGTAATTGAAAGCTGGATCATTGAAGACGAAAAAAAAGACAAATCAAATTTATACGGTTTTAATTTACCTAAAGGAACTTGGATGATTTCAATGAAAGTAAACAACGATGAAATTTGGAACAAGGTAAAAGCGGGTGAGGTAAAAGGATTCAGCATTGAAGGTTATTTTGTGGACAAATACGAAATGAGTTTACAAGAAAGCGAAGATGAAATAATAATAGAAAAATTAAAAGAACTGATTGTAAATTATGGAAACACAAAGTAAAGCAAGTCCACGCGGTGGGAAACGTGGATGTTTATGTCCAAACGGTAGATACAGTTCAAAATGTTGCGACGGTAGTTTACAAGCGCAGGGAATAGGGCAAACAGCAAGCGTACCGCCACAAAATGTTACAGTAACAGAAACTAACGGAGTACGTGTTACAGTGCGTCAAAACGGCTAAAAAGGGAACAAAACAAAAACGCGAAAGTTAATAAGTTAAATAAAGTAATATGAATACAAGAAAAACGATTTACGAAATGTTGTTTAAAAACAACGAAACGCAATTAGAAACGCATGAAGTAGATTTGGCATTAGCTGATGACATTAAAAAAGCGGTTGATGCTTCAGTAGCGTATAAAGACATACGCCAAAAATCATGGAATAAAGCAAGCACCCCGTTAATTGCATTGTTTGATGTTTTACGCGCTGAATTAGGAACGGCACAAAGAGCAATGGCAGGGATTGAAAGTTTAAAAGAAAAAACCAAAGCTTTAGGAGTTGAAATGCCGGCAAAAATGTTAGCAAACGAAAAAATAATTGGAGATATTTTAAAAACAAGAAAAACAAAAGCAGATCAATTGAAGAAAATTTTAGATCAAATACCATCTTTAGTAAATTAATTATGAAAAATAGCCTTATAAACCAAATAAAAACTTTACTTGGAATGGAAGTAAAGTTGGAACAAATGATGTTAGCGGACGGAGTAACAGTTTTAGAAGCTGACGCATTCGAGTCCGAAATGGAAATTGTAATTGTAACGGAAGACGATCAAAAAATACCGGTACCCGTTGGAGAATACGAAATGGAAGACGGTCGTATTTTAGTAGTAGAAAATGAAGGTATTATTTCCGAAATGAAAGAAATGGAAACGGAAGAGGAAGCGCCGGAAGTTGAAGAGGAAGTTGAAGTTGAAACGGAAAAGAAAGAAGAAATGGAAACCGCAAAAGCGGCGCCAAAGAAAACTATCGAAAGCGTAGTAAAAGAAACTTTCTTCGCAGAAATCGAAGCTTTGAAAACTGAAAACGAAATGTTAAAAGCGGAATTAGCAAAAATAAACGAGGTTACAGAAACAGAATTAAGCGAAGTAAAACCAATTTCTTTTAATCCTGAAAATGACAACCCAATAGAAATTACAAGGTTAGCAAGTAAAAAACCGCGTACAATTATGGATTCAGTTTTAGACAAATTAAGTAAATAATAATTTTAAAATAAAAAAAAATGAGTACAACTTTAGTATCGATTTCAAATGACGAATTACGTCAATTAGTTCAAACGCAAGTAATAAGCGCAGCAACTACATTAACTGCGGCGGATTCAGGAAAACATTTTTCTTTGAATGCAGCAGCAGGCGCACAAATTACTTTGCCAGCGGTAGCAACTTCAGCGGGTTTAAATTTCCGATTTACAATACAAGTGTTATTTGCCACTACAGCGTGGACAATTAAAGCGGCAACGAATGTTATTCAAGGTGGAGTAATTGTAAATTCAGTTAACGTACTTGGTGCAGATGAAAACACGATTACCTTTTCAGCAAGTGCTGACACAGTCGGAGATTTTGTTCAATTACATTGCGACGGTGTTAATTGGTATGTTTCAGGGGTAGGATCGTCAGCAGGCGCAATTACATTAACAGCAGTTTAATCTTTAAAAATTTATATAATGAAAAACATTAATTTAAGTACAACAACGTCAATTACAACGACGTATGCCGGAGAATCGGCAGGAAAATACATTGCTGCGGCTTTGTTAAGCGCACCAACTTTAGAAAAAGGTGGTATTACAATAATGCCTAACGTAAAGTTCAAACAAGTTATTAAAAGAGTAGCTACGGACGATATTATTAGAAACGCAACTTGTGATTTTGATCCAACAAGTACAGTTACATTAACTGAAAAAATTCTTCAACCGGAATCGTTTCAAGTAAATTTACAACTTTGTAAAACCGACTTTAGATCTGATTGGGATGCGATCCAAATGGGATATTCAGCATTCGACGTATTGCCAAAATCATTTGCAGATTTCTTAATCGCGCATGCTGCTGAAAAAGTTGCTGCAGGTATGGAAACTTCGATTTGGTCAGGTGTTAATTCAACTGCAGGACAATTTGCAGGTATAATGACACAATTGGACGTTGATACAGCTTTACCAGCAGGTCAAAAAATTGCAGGTACTACTGTAACGGCTGCAAACGTTATTACAGAATTAGGTTTAATGATTGATGCTTTACCAGCGGCTTTGTACGGTAAAGAAGATTTAACTTTGTATGTTTCCAATAACATTTATAGATCTTATGTACGTGCATTGGGCGGTTTTGCTGCAGCTGGTGTTGGTGCAAACGGTTACGACAATAAAGGAACAAACCAAGTATTGAATGATTTGTATTTTGACGGTGTTAAAATATTTTTAGCTAACGGATTAGCTTCAAACACTGCATTATTAGCTCAAACTTCAAACTTGTTTTTTGCGACTGGTTTAATGAATGACATGAATGAAGTTCGTGTAATTGATATGGCAGAAAATGACGGATCTCAGAACGTTAGGGTAATAATGAGATTTACTGCAGATGTTAAATACGGATTTGCTTCGGATGTTGTTTCTTACGGAATTTAATTTTTAAAAAAATAATATTCTATAAACTAAATACAAAGGGTGGTGAAATATACGCCACCCTTTTTTTTGTTAAACATTAAAAACTAAAAATATGAGCTGCGATATAGCAAACGGAAGATTGGAAGCGTGCAAAGATGCGATTTCAGGATTATTAAATATCTACTTTATAAATTACGGTGCTTTAGAAATACAAGAAGTAAATTATGATGCAACAAATACAGATGTTATTGAAACATGGCCTCCTGCTGCAAGACTTTCTTTGTATAAATACGAATTGAAAGGAGCAAACGGATTCGAACAAACTATTCAAACGTCAAGAGACAACGGAACGACTTTCTTTGAACAAGTATTAACAGTACAATTAAAAAGACAAGACGCTGCAACGCATAAAAACGTTAAAATGTTAGCGTACGGACGTCCAAGAATTGTTGTTGAAACAAGAGACCACCAATACTTTTTAGCTGGTTTAGATCAAGGTTGTGACGTTACTGCAGGTACTGTTTCAAGTGGTACTGCAATGGGTGATTTTAACGGTTACAATTTAACTTTTACCGGTATGGAAAAATTACCGGCTAATTTCTTAGAATGTACAACCGAAGCTGGTTTACAGGCTGTATTTAATGACGGTACGGACGATGCCTTAATAGTTACTTCGTAATTAAATATTACTTTATAAATTACCCCTGCTATTTTAGTGGGGGTTTTTTATTTGGATCAAAACTTTATGCCATCCATAAATTTCAAAAACTTTTTATCTTTTGTTTTATCAAACCTACCTTTACATAAATTTTCAAAATTTGTT